TTCCATCATCTTTGCTGTTTTATAAATTAACTTTTCATCACCAATTGCCTCTTCTGCTTTTGGCAGCATACACATAAGGTGGTGAGTTGCTGGATCGGGAATTTGTTTGGCTTTTTCTTCAACGGGTTTGTTGAGAATGCCAGACAAGTCCACGGCTTTTATGTCAAATTCAGTCATCGTCATTGTCTTTCAGTTTACGCACGAGGTCTCCTGTTTCACGTTGAGCGGTTTTGAGACCCCGGATTGTCCCGCACAACTCTTTGTAGTGATCATGGGAAGTAGCTCCACCATCACACAAAACTTGACTAATACTTATAATCTCTTCTTCAAACTTATTAATAAGAATTTTAAAAATTTTTTCCATTATTTACCTTGATTGGAGTTAATCAACATTTGCAACAGTTTTTGTTTGGCATCAACCTCTTGGGTCTGTTGGTTATGCATTAAAGACTGTTGGTGAGCTTCTTGCGCTTGCTGAAGTTCTTGTTGGTGTTTTTGAGACTGCATAGCAATTTCTTGCTGCTGACGCTGTGCAATCATTGCTGGACTTTCTGCCATCTGAGCCTGTGCCTGCTGCGATTTGAGCTGCAGTTCTGCTTGCTTGATAGCCAGCTCCCCTTGAACTTTTTGGGCCTTGGTTTGTGCGTCCTGCTGCTTGATGGCAAGCTCTTGTTGCTGCATTTGAACCAAAGGATCTTGCATTTGCTGTTGAGCTGCCTGTTGAGCTTGCTGCCCTTTGTTAATCTGCAAAAGCTGCGCGGCTGCTTGAGCAACCAATTTAGACAGCGCAGCTTCAACATCGTTGGGAAGTTCTGCGTTGGGTGCAGGCAACGTAGCCCCCAGCCGTTCTTCAATCTTGGAGCGGTATTGGAATGCAATATGCTCTGAGACGTGAGCCATTACTGCAGCTTGCATTTGTTGAGCCATTGGGTTTTGACCAATCTGGCCCATCACCATTGGATCTTGCAGCATTGAAGTGTGAACTGCAATGTGAGCCTCGTGGTCTTGGAAGATAAACGCTTTGGTTGGCTTCCCGGTCAAGAAAGCCATGTTTTCGCTTACAGGGTCTCGCGGAGTCAAATCATCATCTATAGGGACAAGTTTATCGGCGTTACGAACCCCTAAAACCTCAATCATCTGGCGATGAAGTTCTGGCAAGTTATAGATCTGCGGAGCGCCTTGAGCCAACTGAATAACAGCTTGATACTGCATGATCCGTTGAGCCATTGTGGCGGAATTTGGATCAGACACAGGGATAACATCCACCATGTCATAGTCTGCTTGTTTGGCCTTCTTCTCCCCTACGATAGGGTTGTATTCATACGATTTGGGGGTGTAGTCTCTGATGATTGACTTGAGCAGTTTAAACTCTTGTTTCATTGAGTAGTGGACGCGGGCCTGAACCGCGCTCATGGTTTTGAGCTGGCGCTCAAGCAATGCAAGCGTTGTTCCTACAGGAGCATTAGCGCTCATGTCGCTGATGTTCATATCAGCAATTGAACCTAGCCTGCGTCCTTCCTCAGTAATACGATCAAGCAGTGCAGCCAAGACTTGGCTTGGCTCTTTGTACGGCAACATCATGATGTTGTCGCGCACAGATCCCGATGGGATATCAACGTCCCTAAACTCGCCGGGAGAGATTGGGGTATCGTCTCCTTTAATTCTTAATCCACGGGTTTTTAAACCACCCGGCAAATTGGACAAAGTTCCTGCGTCTACGAGCTGACGAATTAAACTCGTACCTGCGCGGGCATATCCACCAATCAAATGAATCAAGCCAAGGCCGTAAGCGCCGAATCCCGGCACGTATGTGTACTGGACAAAATGTTGGCGCTTGAGTTTTTTATCGTCTTCCTCTTCCCAGTTTCTGCGGATAGACAGAACCTCTTGAGTTCCACGCTCAATCGTTACAACATAAGGTAGGGCAATTCCATTTTCATCTTCATAACCCGGCATGTCGTAATCAACATGAATCTCAAATATTTGATAACGCTCATCATCGCTTAGGTTGTATCCTTGGTCTTCCGCTTTTTTCTTTTCAACGTCAGTATAAAAAGCCATTGGCTCACCAAGCTCGACATCAATATAAAAATTGGCGACTTGAAGCTTACGAATATCATTCTTGGTTTTACGCATGATGTGGGTCACGCGTTCAGATGTCATGGCGCTAGAAGCGCCGTAGGGAATAATTACGTCTTCTGCGGGAATAAAGATGGCGACCTGCCTGCCCAGAGTTTCATCGTAATAAACTTTCTTAAAGGCTGACCCGGCTAGACCCAAGGAATACAACATACGCTCATGCTCAGGACGGTACTCGGGCATACCCTCCGTGAGCTTGAAGTTCATGTCATCTCTGACACGTTCCGCTGCATCCTCTTTAAGCTTATCAATCGCACCGATGATCTCGGTCTTAACTGGGCCTTGAGCCGGGAAAGTTTCAATAATAGTTTCGCTCTGGAATCGAACGGCAGCTTCAGTGAGGACAGTCGAATAAACCCCGCAGGCACCCATCCACGGTTCGGTACGCTCTTCATACTTCATCCCCAAAACATCTAGACCCTTGACATACATCTCAGTCCAGTCTTTCCTTGAATTGATGTCTGAATCAATCATCTCAATCAAATCACTGGCAATTTTTTGTAACTCGCTTGGATTGATATATTCAGCCAAGTTATCGTCAAAGTTTTCCTCTTCCGGCTCTGGCATTAAGTCAATTTCAACTCCGTCCATGTTTAATTGAACCCCTTCTGGGTTTTCAATTTGAATCTCCATTGCAGGCTCTTCATCTAGAAGACTGTCCAGACCCAATGGTGCAGGGTTAAGTGATTGAGAGATCATAATATTCCTTAGTAATATTCTGTTTTGCGGCGGTACATGGGTTCATCCTCTTCGTCTGTTGCGACGGATATAAACCCACCCTGACGGAAACGCATCAAGGCTTGGCTGCTGGAGTCAACAAGATCGTCATGATCTCCGTTAGGAAACGATGCCAATTCATCCATAACCTCTTCGGCCCAACGAGTCTCTGGACACCAAACCATTCCAGAAGCAAACAAGTCTGATATAGCGTTTACACGGCTTATCTTATCGTTTCCTTTGCCCGGCGTATACTCTGACATAGGAATACCCATCTTCCTAAGCTCATAGATCAAAGGAGCGCCTGCGGCGCGTTTCTCCACAATCAACGTATCAGGCTCCCATTCTTTCCAAGCCTCATAAGCTTTCGCTTTTAGTTCTGGGAATTCTAATCTTTGTTTAAACGCATCAAGCAATATGATGTTTGCTTTTAAATTACCGTGTTTATCGGGATGGTCAAAGACTCCCCACGTAGTACAAGCGGAATAATCTGCTCTATTGTTTTTTTCAAAGGCTGTATCCCACGACTGAATGATGTAACTGACCTGCGGTGGCGTTGGACTATCCCAGATCTGCCATTGATCACGTTTAATGATCGCGCCTTCTTCTGATGTGGGGTTTTGTTGGTACTGCGCTTCCCATTTGGACACCGGAAGTTCAGATCTAAGCGCTTCAAGCGCTTCTTTTGACCAAAATCCGGGCCATAACGGGGTTCCAGACGGCAAAATGGCAGGAAAATCAATGGTTTCCCACTGATCCACCCCATCTTTGGCCGAGTTTTTAATAATTTGACCCGTTAAATCACGTTTAGACCACCGGGTCATCACAATAATGATGGCTGCGTTGGGTTGCAAACGCTGACGGGGGCCAGATGTGAACCATTCATACACCCCATCAAAGACTGCGGGGTTACCCTGCTTGGCTTCCTGTTCAGAATGCGGGTCATCAATGATCAAAAGATCAGCACCCTTACCCGTGACGGCTCCTCCGACACCAATAGCGAAGTAATCTCCACCTTTGTTTGTATTCCAACGGCCTGCGGCCTTGGAATCTGTGGATAACTTTGTATCAAACACCTTGGAGTAGGCGTCAGACGATACCAAGTTCCTTACCTTCCGCCCAAAACCTGTAGCAAGCTCTGCGGTGTGAGCAGTCTGGATGATTTTCTTCTCGGGGAATTTGCCCAAGAACCAACTAGGAAGAAGAAACGAAGCAAACTCCGACTTTGTATGCCGGGGAGGCATGTTGATGATTAATCTCTTTAAATCTCCAGATGCAACTCTCTCAAAGGCATCTGCCATGATCTTATGATGCTTGCCCGAAATAAAGATCGGCCACATCTGCTGAACAAAAAACAAAAAAGATTCTTTGCAACGAGATACTCTGTCAATCTCAATAAGAGTCATGATCTTCTCACGCTCCTTGGCCGGGACTTTATCGACGATAGCCATGTAGCCATTCATCTCATCCTTAGTTAACATGCTCATAGACTAGCCATCTCAGAGACAGACTTGTCTATCAACCGAATGGCATGGAACTTGTACGGCTTGGTTACAAGATGTCCATCTTCCTTTAGGCGGTGGACTATCCGGTGAATATTTGATTTGGAACTTAAACCAATCCCTTTGGCAATAACTTCGTAAGACGGCGGCACGCCGTGCAACTTAATGTATGCACGTATAAAGTCCAAAACTAATTTCCGTCGTTGTGTCATTGTTTATAAATTGTTGAACTCGATAGTTGTTGGTGGCTCACATAAAGCAGTGTTTTTCTTTCACTCACCTAAACTAACCCAATTTTCCAGCAGCGGCGCTAA